TGAAGGGGTTGTGTTGCACCGCTTAGTCTTTACGTCAACACGTCGGTTTCCTACCAATAGGTCGTAATCCTTGCTGTTGGCTTCGATACCGCCAGTGTAATCCTGTACGATAATTTCACCAATAGCACCGACAACATTAGATAGACTACCCGTTATGCTGCCCTGTAGTACCCCTACAGAGGCGGCTTTCTTTTTGGCACGGGCAATAATGCTAGGAGTTATTTTTATTTGTATCATCTTCTTCTCTGGGTAAATAGACTAAAACAAACGAGCCGCAGTTGGCACAACTAAGGTTGGTGACCATAGAATGATCTGGATCATCATCCGTATCATGGTCACCGCCCCAAGTCAAGTTGTAACTACAATGCCAACAGTTCATGCCGCGTTCAAATCCACTACTTCACACACACCAGCAGTACATGCCAGTTCTCTAGATCCACTAGTGTTATCCTCTTTTTCGAACTCTGTCAACTTGTTCCAGTCGATAACAACATCCTTGTACTGTTCGCGCCATTCTAGGTATTCATCTGGTTCGATGTCCTGATACGGGGCTTGTTGATATGTGTGATCGCTGTGAGGCAAGAACGATACCCCTGACGCCACGTCAAAGTTTTCATACACCCACGCACCAACTTCCATCCACTCGTTTTCCTTTACAGTAACGGTAATAGAAGGCTTGTGTTCACACCAGTGAATTGCATACGTCTTCCACAGTTCTAGCTGTTCGATAGCTGTCATCTGTGTGCGTGTGACTGCACCCTCTGGTGACTTCATAGCAAACGAGAACACGGTAACACTATCAGGCTTCATCATGTCACGCTCGTTGTGCAGTCCCTGCTCAATAAGGAACTGTGTCAAGGGGTCTTTATTGTCACCACGAACTGTACGGATGTAGTAATCGTTGTGTCGTGCGTGAATACCACTAGCTGCGTCCACGAGTTGAGATACAGTACCCGATGGCTTTACACAGGTGATTGCTGCACTCTGTGGTATTCCAAGCATGTTCGCAAACTTCTTGTTTGTATCTACGGCTGTTTGACGCATTTCTTCTAGCCAACGCTTGCTGTCTACGTTCTTTGAAAGCACGGGATGATCCATGATACCAGTCAAGGATACGCCTAACAAACGCTCTTCCTCTGTGTTGTCCTTCCATATCTTCCTCAAATATTTAAAGTCTGTTAAGGTAGATTGCAAAGTACCCAAGATGGTTGCGAGGCGAACCTTGCGCTTCAAGTCATCTAACGAGTCGGTTTCACGAACCACCACCTCTGACAAGTTACAGAACTGGTAGCCACGCAAGATAATCTCAGAGCACGGGTTTGTACCCCACATGTGACCTTGTTCACGGCGTCCGTTGCGACCGACTTGTTTGTCTGCCGCCTCACGGTTGAACATACCACGCTCACCAGACTTACTGTCGTACAAGGCAAGCCACTCACGCATGAACGTACCCATCTCCGGCTTTTGCTTGTAGGCTACAGAATTGTTTGCAAGCGCACGTTGTGGTTCACTTTCCCACCACATACCTGACTTAGCGTGTGCCATCTGATCATCGTTTAAGTTAGATAAACTAATCAGGGCAGAGCGACGTACGCCACCGACAACAACGATCTCGCCAATCTTACACATCAAGTCATGGCATTCGATAGGAAACAACCGACGCCCTTTAGCTTTCTTGAATGTTTCGACAACAAAGTTAAACAGGTCTGCAAGAGGCTGGGGGCCTGATGCACGTCCACCCATAATCTTGAGGCGTTCACCTGCTGGGCGAACCTGAGACATATCCCAAGATGGAACCTGTCCAGCGTAGAGCAGGGCGATTAGTTCACGCAAAGCTTTTGCCCATCCCGGTTTGCTATCGCCTACTGAAATAACGATGTCAGAACTACCAAAATTATCGGATACAACAGGTAATCTATCCACATTTTCTCTCTCCACACTAAAACCAACACCAGTACCACACATCAAAATATACATACATTCGTCAAACGCACGGGGGCTATCAACAGGGATGTAGCTACAATTATAGCCACAGATGTTATCACGAGCCAATGCAGACCCTGCTGTCATCATTGCTCTCATGGATGGCATGACATCAAGACTCAGGATACCTTCACGCAACTCGTCGGTTACCTTCTTATCTAGCTTGACGTTGCACTTACCTTGAATCTGGTTTTCCATGAAACCGACGTATCGGTCAACTGTCTCATCCCAATTCTCACGGCGTTGTTCATTATCTAGCCAACGTGCATAGCGTGACTTATGAATGAATTGTTGATATGGTGTTGGTAACATGTTGCTCATGTTTTATTCCTCTTCTAATGTTTCGATCAGTTTGTTGAGATACCACTGGGCTTTTTCAAGGTCTTGGATTCCGTTTTTGTATCGGTATCGCCAGAGGTATTTGATGATGTTTCCTTGCAGGTAGTATTGGAACCCATCGTCTGTCGCCGCCGCGATTGCGTCAACGCATTCGATACCTGCTTGATTGTAGTGTGGCGGACTATTGACAAGATCTATTCCCCCGTATGCTTCTTTACCAGCATTCTCTAGTTGTTCCAAACGCTTCATGTAATCTTCGTGTTTCATCGGTTATCTCCATCACCAGATAACTTACCACGTTCCTTGCGGCTTTGCAACTTCTTTAGGTTAGCTTCTGCAATAGTCTGCAGGTCGGTTTCAAGAACCTGTGCCATAGCCGCAACGTACCACAAGACATCCCCTAGTTCGGCACGAAGATCGTTTATCTTATACGGCAATTCTTCAGGGGTATATCCGTCGCGTACAAACTTCTTGACCTTGTTGGCTATTTCGCCAGCCTCACCAGCCAAACCTAACGCTGTATAGATATAACCGTCTCTTTCAGAAAAGATAGCTGTACGCATTGCTTGCTTTTGATATTCATTTAAGTTCATTGCATCTTCCCAAAGTCTACTTTAATTACGTTACCTTCAACTTGCTTGGTTAGCTTGGGATCATCGATCTCTGCATCCTCTAGCATCTCTTGACCAACCAACTTGAATTGAATAGACGCCACGCCTCTGTCGTATACATCGTCAGTATGAAAGCGGATCAAGTCCAACACACCTTCTTGTACAACCATTGCAGACGTAAAGTCTTCGTCTTCCTCGTAGGTATTGTCGGTTGTGTCATAGGCAGACAAGGTGAATTCATTGTCACCTGTCGATCTGAGAATGATGTAGTATCTGTCCGGCAAAAGGGACATCACTTCCGCATTCTTGTGCATCTCTTCATCGTCTGTCATTTTTTATACCAATCTGTTGGGATTGAGCCTTCAGCCCATATAAAATCATATCGTTCACACCATGCAGCATACGTCGTCTTACTGCCTTTGTAAATCTTATTCGACGCCCGAAGAAACACAAAACGAATATCCAACTCTGGGTGTTGCCTCTTTACAAGCAACATCTTAACCCTGTCGTCTTTAGTCAGGTGTCCCTTTGCCTCGACGTATATGTCGCTTTCAGGCAGGTAAAAATCTGGCGTGTAATTGCGAGGTTCAGGAATATACTGAAATTTAGATTTTTCATATTCAAATGGAACTTTATTATCTGTAAGTATTCTAGCTAAATTAAGTTCGAACTGCGATCTGTATCCTGCTTTTTTCAAAACTCTAGCCCTATCGATTGAAATCTTTTTATCAAGTACCCTGCCAGTTTTGGGGATAGTCTTTCGATGTTGGTAAGTTCTGTTGTTAAAGGGTGCATCGGCACACATACATAAGCCCCGTTAAAAGATTTTCTACTTATCTTCTGCAATTCTTCTTCTACAGTTCGTATGTCCCTCACTTCGGTTTCAGCCTGAAGTGAACCAGTCTTGCTGTAGTTATTTACAAGGGTGAGGGGTAGCCCGTTTTCATGCAAACGCATCTGGGCTACCCGACGTTCTCCCCCTGACTTGGAAACCGACTCGATGAAGATATGATACAAGCTTTTATTCATGCTCATCAAATCTACCTCGTAGTTTTTTACAAACAGGTACGGCATTATACTTCCTTCTTCTTTAAAGTGGCGTACCAAACTTGCGGCGGATTCTTAGCCCGTGACGTAACACGGTCGTGCAAGACTGCATTAGGCCAGCAGTGATGTCTGTAACCACACAAGTTGCATTCCTTCGGTAGTAGTTTGTTTCCAGTATCTACAACCTCACCGTCTTTCTTGTACGTTTCAGGTACAGACTTGTACGGCTTAAACGGTTTTACATCGGGGTTGTTAAGAAACTTGATACGTTCTGCCGCATCCTTCAGGTACGCTTCTTTGTCGTCTTGTGACCAATCAGGAACCTCAACAACTGCGACTTGACCGTTGGATTTGTTTACGACAATCCATCCACCAAATGGCATACCTGTTGCTTCGCTGTACAAAAACCCCTGCATAAGATAACCAAAGGGATCATCTTCCTTTAGCTTTTCATATCCACCTAGTCCTGTAAACTTGTAGTTGAATGCCCAATCACTGGCTGACTTGACATCCCAAACTTTCTCGACACCAGTTTCATCACGGATGATAACGTCAAGGGTTCCGTTTACAACCTCATCACCAATCTTCAATTCAACAGGACGCTGGTAGTCAACGATGTCTACCCCCGCCTCTTTCATAATCAGCATGATGATAGATTCAGTTAGGTCACCAAACATAAACCTGAACAGGGTGTTGTATTCCATCTCTTCCTTGATGCCCTGCTTATCCAACACCTGTTGGCAAAGCGGACGACCCAAGCCCGACATACGAATACGGTAACCACCGCGTTCAGTTGTGAGTTGTTTAACTACAGAATCACTGCATTCCTTTTGAAACGCGGCAAGAGTCTCAGGGGAGACAGTAGTTTCCCCCCTGAGAGCCTTAGTCATGTAGTCTTGTATTTTAAGCAGCGTTAGCATCGTCGAAGTCCGCCGCCAGATCAATGTCGTCATCGTCAGCAATAAGCTTTACAGCTTCACGGTGCTGATTCATAACGTTCTCATTGTGGCCTTTTACAGTCTCTGCAAACATGCCCATGAGTTCCTTATCCTGATCTGTGATATCGACTTCCTTCTCCAATGCTGGCACAGGAGTCCAGAAAGTTACGCTACCATTTTTATGGCGGTGCGTAGTAAGGGAGATCTCACACTTCTGCATAAGCTTCTTCTGCTTAGACAAGCCGCCGATAAAATCGTTGATGGGTTTGAAACCAGACTTCTTGAAGTACGCAACCACTGGCTGGTCTTCAATCTTCACGTCGGTTCCATCCGCTGTCTTGAAGTCACCAGAAATCTTACCGTAAAGAACCTGATTACAAGCAACGGCACGAGAGTTTAGGTAGGCAATGTCGTCTTTTGACAGGCGATCTTCTTCTTCACGGGTCAAGCGACCACACTTGTTGCCACCAGTTGTATCTGGGAACATGCCAGACAAAGTCACCTTTTGTACTGACTTAGATGAAAAGGTGCCGCTTTCCTGATCCCACACACTGTACTCAAAGGTACGAAGAATGGGGCGGAACGATACCTTGTCGGCATAAACAAACCGACCATCTAGGTACATCTTCCACGCACCACGAGGCAGGGTCTTGCCATCTTCAGTCTCTGCATCGTAGTTGATGTTGAGGCGAGGCAAACCGACCTGACGGTTGGTATTACCGCCCTGACCACTTGCTTCCATTAGGGCTTCAGCATCGTCACTATTAAATGCTGAAACGATTGCGTCCATATCGTCAATATTCATTACGTCTGTCCCTGTATCCATGATTCTTCATGCTCCTTTTTCTAGGGTTGTAGATAGATATTACAGTTCTACTTCTTCTGAGTCAAGCCAATTTTTGCCTATTTTTAATTCTATTCCGACAGGCATATCATACTCGACACCATACCGATTGACTGTCTCTTCAGGTAAACTCTTCATAGCATAGGCTAACAGCCCGATGCAAGTCTCTTTTTCATCTGGGTGTACATCCAATACAATCGAATCGTGTACAGTATTG